CAAGGCCTTAGGAACTAGTATGAAAGAGCGATGGAGGTTGCACTCCGGACCTTGGAAAGACTATTCCGAAGAGGCTTCCTGCCGGGTACGCGTGCTTTATACCAGCGGATTGAATCCTGAACAGCTCGGAGAATGCTTTAAGGAGTCTCTCGCCCTCATTTCTGAATGGACCAATAACAAGTACGTCATAGTAGAGACTGACTTCTCAAAATATGACAGCTGCATATGTGTAGGGAAACTGGAGATTGAAAGGGAGTTCTACAAACAGAACGGATGCCCACCTGAAGTACTCAAGATGCTAGCAGCTAGCGACAGAACCAGAGGTAAGATTCGCACTCACAGATCAGACTGGAGCGATCTTATTAAGTACAGTGTGTCAGGCACTCGCAAGAGCGGTGATAACAATACCTCGTGTGGTAACTCACTGCTCAACGCTTTCATGCAGTTGTACGCTTATAACAGAGACTTGGAAGAACCCTGCATCCTATGGGTGCATGGGGACGACAGTCTCCTGTTCACAACGGACAACCCTGCTAATGAAATTGCCTTTGCTAAACTGGCACAACTGGGTATGGCGCCTGAAAGCATGATTCATCGTGATCCCTCGGCCCACATTCTGTTCCAGTAGATTCTATCCTGTCATTCGTAATAGTGACCAGACGCTCACTTACTTGGCAGGACCTAAGATCGGGAGAGTACTGATGAAAGGCGGATGGACGTGCAAGAACGACACGCACTCAATACAGGAGCACTATCGCAATCTACTAGGCAGCTGTCAATCCTACCTAGATAGTTTTGCTGCTATCCCAATCCTGTACGACTATTTCTCTAGTACCGAAAAAGCTATCAGAAGATTAGTAGACCAGAAGGGTCTGTCACAAGCAATCCCAGCCGAAGCTCTGGAGAGGAAAGACAAGTTCGTTTCTGGGGGATCAAAACTGTTCTCAACTGCCCCAGAGACTTACACCATGCTGCAAAGCGTTTATGGCCTCAGCGCTGGAATGATCGAGCAGGCAGTGGCAAGATTAGAGAGTGTGGTAACCGTACCCGCTCTGATCTTATGCCCGCTGCTCGAACGAATCATTCTAACTGACGTCGACGCTTCTAGCCGAGACATGGGTTGGAATCTCCATCGTCACGAGAATAACAGCTACTACTGTAGCGCTTTCTCTGACGTAAAGGACACCTGCTTCTGCGCAGAAGACTTCTCAGCCAAGAAGAAAAATGAATCGAAAGGTTTCATCAAATGGGTCAGGCAGCGGACCACTGCCTCCAACTGCACTAGAATTGTGAAGAAGATGATGAGTAGGAGGGACATCGCTAACCTCGGGGCCGTCGCGTGCCCCAATGGCGCCTAATGTCCCGGGCCCTGCTCAGAGTGATCTGTGCAGGGCCCACTTCTAACTCAGCTGGGGGTGAGGGTTGGTCGCCTCGCCCCGTCTCAGGACCTTACAAAAATGGTAAAGAACATTATGAAAAGTTCCGTGAAAAGGAGGAAGCAACTCCGTGAGCTCCAGCAGCTCAAAAACAAGGTAGCAAACCTTGCCGCTGGGTCAAAGCCTAAGAAGAAGAAGGCTCCAGCTCGAATGCGAAATGCAGGTACAACCAAGGGCGCTAAAGACTTAGCACACGCTCTCATGTACCCCTCATTACACCCAGGCATTAAGTGGCCCGACGAAAACTCTCTACCCTCGGTCGCTTACCAATCAAGAGACGTACTGAACATTACTACTAATTCATCAGGAATAGCTGTCGTGCAAGCTAACACGTCAGTGAATCAACTCTTGTACTTCACCAATGCTGCAACAATCACTAGTACTACATCAGCTCTAGCTAATTGGACTACTCTCAACACCAGTACCTACTCGGATCTAGATAACACCTACATGGCATACCGCTGTGTCGGATTGGAACTTAGATTCATTTGTACTCAGGCTCCGTTGAATGTTCAAGGTAGCGTCCTGTTCTCACAACTCCCCCAATGGAGGAACGGAACATGGCAATTGCCCAGCTCAATCTCAACTCAGATCTCCACCGACATCGAACACGTAATTGTTCCGGTTGGCAGGTTCATCGAGAAGACTGCGGCTCTGAATTGTAGACCCATAGACCATACCATGCGCGATTTTCAACAAGTCAACGCCACTCAGGGCGAAGGTTGGTCTTCAGTGATAATGGCCTTCTTCGGCTGCACAGCTAATACTCAAATTGGCTCAGTCGAAGTTATTGCTAATTGGGAGCTCTTGCTTAAACCCGGTAGTGTAGCTATCGGAGTCACACCAGCAAGCCCCTTCAGCATAGGAGCATTAGCGCAAGCAGTGAACTATGTACATGGATCAAGTTTTGTTCGCGTCGCCGCAGCAACCATGGGCATCGCCAGTTCTTACAGCATAGGTCGCACTTTGCGTAAGAGCGGCATGGCTCGTGGCGGTTAAGCAATCGCATTCTCACCCAGACAACTATCAGACACCCCGTAAAAAACTGATAGTCTGTTCTGCGTAGCCCGCAGACGTGATGGTAAAACACGCTAAATCAAAAATAAAATAAAAATAAAAATCTACTATA